ACGCAAGAGCAGCGTAAAAAAACAGCCCGCGGGAGTACTTGCCCTTTATGGAGCGCCCGAAATGAGAAAACGGGAGGCTGCCACTTCCCGCATCTCGTCTGGCTTTGTCTGCACCATGTTGCTGCTGCTGGCAGACAGCACTTGGCATGGCCGCAACGCTTACGCGCCGAACGGGTGGGGCCACCACCCCTGCCGAGCGGTTACCGCAGACACAGGGAAGGCGTAATGACGCCGGAGAGCATACCCTCGATGGCAATCACGTCCTTTCCCGCCCATGGGCGTTCCCTAAAGGGCAAGTACCAGTATGACAGAGCGGGCACCCAAACGCAAGAGAAACGCATAAAAACAGCCCGCACGACGGCGGGAAGGGGAGGTGAAAAGACGATGGAAGTGCGCGTTATCGGTGATGCAAAAGAGATCGCTGCCCTTGTAGCGGAAATACAAGGGCAGCGGGCGGAAAATGCGCTGTACGATTATGAAAATGGCCTTAAATTCACATTAGGGCCGCGTTGTGGCGGGGGCAGCGGTGGCGGTCGGAAACTTGCTGACCTCAATCCAACAGTCGGAGAAGGGGTCTAGAACACAAATGGCCCTGTCACCGATGCACTCAAAAAAGGGGAAACGATTATCGCCATCGTAGATGTACCTTACGGAAACATTTGAATCTCCTTTTGCGAAGACAAGAATCGTGTCGGAAATGCCAAGCGTGTCGTTGGGGCCGGTCTTTTGCAACCCTTGGCATAACGCATCCAGAGAAACCTCGTGATTGACTCCCAATGGAGCGTCAAGTTGCGGGTCATTCAAGTACACTTTATCTCCGGAGACATAGGATACCAGAGAATAGTGAGCAATTGGGTTTCCCAATATCGGATGATAGTTCACAAACAACTCGAAGCCTTGTTCCAGACAATAAGGGATAAAAGTGCGCGGGTCTCTAGCGGAGACAACTGAGCAATGCACACCGCGCTTTTGCGCATATTGGACAATAAGACTGTTAAAGCATAGCGGCAGCCCGTCCTTACCTGGGGCGGAGACTTGAGATGTAATATCTTTCAGATTGCTTGGCCGAATTTTGTAATGCTCAAACAGCATGGCGAGGCAAGCTGCGCCGCAGTTACGCCCCCGGTCAGACTGCCTGCGATGGGGTAGAACGCGAGGAACGATCATAATAATTCACCTCCTTTCCCTTTCAGTGTAGCACGGGAGGGGGCGAGAAGCAAGTAAGAATCCACCTCACCATAGTATGGAAAGAAAGGGGGAAGATCAATGGGAATCGTAGGGCCGATGGGCGTATACGGGGCTGCGAATGACACAGACCTGACGCAGCACCTTGTTGCAGAGCTACGCAAGGCGATGGACGCCAAGAGCGCAGCGCAGCGGGACGCAAACGGAAACAGGTATGTGCCGGTGGACTACTTCGTGGTATGGCAGACCGTGGAGCTACTTGAGCGCCGCTTACTGCCGGCAGACCAGCAGCGCCACAATGGCATCACGGATGTCACTTGATATCCCTGCTGTATCGCACATGAGACACAGAGCGGCGTCCAGCGACATTTCATCGGTAAGCAGTGAAAGCTGCAATGCGGACTGCCACAGCTCCGGGTGATCCCAGAACATGGGAAACAGCTCATTGGCGATGGCGCGGTTCATACGGCGGTCATAACAGTCGACGCGCAAATGGGACAGGTTCTGCGCGACGAATTGGCGCAGGGGCTGCCCGTCAAGTTCCAGCCGGTCTTGCCGGGAGTTGGCGATGTAGTCAGGAAAAGAGGCGTATATGCCGCGACATGGCCACAGAGGGGCATCCTCCCGGTGTTCATAGACCCATGACAAAGCACACCATGACATGACCTCGCACAGCGTTTCCGACAGCCAACGATAGGCACTGCACACGGGCTTATGGATCACGAAGTGGCACAGCTCATGGGCGAACTGGTAGATATGCTGCTGGGGGTAATTCCCCTCGGTGGACAGGAAAATCAACTGGGCACCGGAAAAGCATTGCGGTGTTTCCGAAGAATTCAGAACAGTCAGGCGCGGGTATTGGCGGAGAATGTCTTTTCCGAAGATGTTTTCAAAGGCAAGGCAAACACCGCCCAGCGTGGTGGACATTGCGAAAGCACAATCGGGCGAAAATCCACCGGATTCTAATGATGCAGCAACAGCCCAGTTCTCATTTGGCGCATAGAAAATTGGATAAAAAATCACAAGAACACCGCCTTTCCTCTCAATTCTACCATGAAAGGACAGACGGCACAAGAAAAACCACCTCACCACAGGAAGGAGAAACCAATGACACCAGTTGAAAAGCTGAACGCGGAGAAAGAACGGGTGATACAGCAGTGCGGCTACTACATCACACCGGCCCGCATGGCAAACCTGATGAAAGCCGCAAGCAAGATCCTCAATCTGCTGGTCACGGCAGATCTGGCCGTGAGCTATGAGGAGTGCCGCATCGTGCTGAAGATCGTGGACGGCGCGATTAGCGAAGCGATTGACCACGAATGAAAACGCCTTACCACAGGAAGGAGATACCAATGATCGAGACATTAACACTGAATCAGACCGCCGCGTATCTGCGGCAGCATGGCCTGAGCATTTCCAATCCGGCGCTGGCGAACGGCATCCAGCAGGGGCAGTATCCGTTCGGCATCTGCATCGTCAGCGCGGAGGGCTGCCGGTCGTTCCAGATTTTCAAGACCCTGCTGGACAAATGGATCGCAGAAAGGACGGTGTGCGCATGATCGCCTACATCATGATCTATATCGGGGCGCTGACCGTGGCCGTGAAGTTCATGCACCTGATCGACCGGCTGGAAGGGAGACGGTGATGAACGGCAAGAGAAACGCCTATCAGAAGGCGTATTACGCGGCCAACAAGCCGTTTTTTGCCGCGTACCGCAGGGAAAATTCCGTGCTGATCGCCAAGTATGCCAGCGGATATTACCGGGAGAATCAGCGCCGGTATGCGGAGGGACAGCGGTTTTTGCAAGAGGCTCGCATGCGCCTGGGCTGGTCACAGGCCGCCGTGGCCGCAGATGTGGGCGTAAGTCAGGCGACGATCACACGGCTGGAGACCGGGGCGCTGCCGCTGGAGACCTTCCGCAAGCGGGACAAACTGCTGGCGGTGCTGGGGGTGGCGGTATGAGCGTACCGCAAAGCCCCTGTACGCCGGACTGCCCGGACAGAAGCGGCGACTGCATGCTGCACTGCTCCCACGGGTATGCCGAGTATCTGGCGGCGCGGGATAAGGTGTATGCCGCTCGGGCAGCGACCGCCGAGGCCTCGCGGATCGCCAGCGCCGGAAAGCGGAAAGCCTCCGCGAAAAAGGCCCGGATGAAACACAGACACAAGAGATGATTTTGCGGGTAACGCCCGCTGAAAAGGAGGAATTATTTTGCAGATCGAAAACCGAGAAGAGGCCCAGCGGTCTATCTTGCAGATGTGCCGGGGCGCCTTTCAGGAGCGCGTGGACTACGAAATGCCGCACCTGATGGAAAACATCTTCGACCCCAACACAGCTGCCAAGGCAAAGCGCAAAGTGACCATCACGCTGGAGCTTTGCCCCGACGACACCCGCCAGAACATCGTGGTCAACTGCTTGGTCAAGACGACGCTGGCCCCGTCCAACCCCGCTACCACGATGCTGTACGCCGTAGACGAGCATACGGTGGTGGAGATGGTGCCGCAGATTCCCGGCCAGATTGCCGTTGACGGCAGCGAACAGGAAGCGCCGGCCCGCTTGAAGCTGGTCAATTTTGAATAAAAAGGAGAAAGAACCATGTTGAAGGAAGCCATTGAGAAGATCGAGGAACTGGCAACACCACTCATTTTGGATAAGGCGGGCCACACCTATGCCGTGAGAAATGGCGGTGTTACGCAAGAGATCATCCCGGAGATGGTCTATCAGGATTGTCTAGCGCTGAACAGTCTGGACGCGCTGGTGCAGATGGTCAGGACGGAGGGCGTCCGTGGTGACAGCACTGCCAGCAGTGCGGACAAGCTGTATCTGTCCGTGAAGGATCACATGACCGTGGCCTGCTTCGGCCATCCGCAGAAGGATTTGCGGGAGGCGCGTATTAACTACTATGAGGCGCAGGCGAAGGACGTTCCCGGCTGGGACGGCGAGGTGAAGATGGCCTTTGACAAGGCGGCTGTGGCCTTGCAGACCCGCTTTCAGGATGGCGGCGACCGCGATTACACGCTGACGCTGCTGAGCCAGATCACTTGCGGCGCGAAGGTCACATACAACGACATTGGCGTGGCGACGACAGTGGTCACACAGAAGGGCGTTTCGCTCCAGCAGAACAGCACCATCCGCCCGCTGGTAAAGCTGCGGCCTTACCGCACCTTCCAAGAAGTGGAACAACCGGAGGGCCTGTTCCTGATCCGCATTGACGAGCGGGGCATCACCTTCACGGAGGCGGACGGCGGCATGTGGAAGCTGGTAGCCCGCAAGACCATCAAGGCCTATCTGGAGGAAGCGCTGAAGGACATGATCGACGATGGCCGTGTGGTCGTGATGATGTAAGTAAAAAAAGCCCCGGCGGAGCTGGCACTCCGTCGGGGCGGGACTGGCACAAGCCAATCTGATACATCCCCATGATAGGGGAGAAAGTGAGTTTTGTCAATGAAAACAACAAAAATCGTGATCAAGAACATGTTCGGTATCCGGGATATGTCGCTGGATGGCGGCTCTGTGGAGATTTCCGGCCCCAAGGGCAGCGGGAAAACCTCGGTGCTGGATTCCATCCGGTATGCCCTGACCAACCGCTCTGACCGGGATTATGTCGTACATAAAGGCGCAGACGAGGGCGAGATCATCATCGAGACGGACACCGGCCTTTCCGTTGACCGCAAGGCCATGAGCGCCAAGTCTGCCGGAACGGTGAAGGTGCGGGACGGCTCCATGCTTCAGACACGGCCTGCGGAGTTCCTGTCGAAGATCTTCACGCCGCTCCAGCTGAACCCGGTGGAGTTCACCCAACTGTCCCGGCAGGAGAAAAACCGTGTGATTCTCTCGCTGATCGAATTTCCGTGGGACACCAACTGGATCATGGAGCAGTTCGGCGAGATCCCGCAGGGCGTGGACTACTCGAAGCACATCCTTGAGGTGCTGGCGGATATTCAGGCGGAGAATGGCATTTACTACCAGTCCCGCCAGAACCTGAACCGGGACATTCGCAACAAACAGGCATTTATCGCCGACATTGCCAGAGATATTCCGTCCGGCTACGACTTTGACCGCTGGGACAGATACCCCGTCGGCGAAAAGTACCGTGAGTTGGAGCGCCTGAAGGATCGGAACAGCCGCATTGAGCGGGCCAAGACCTTCCGGGACAGCTATGACGCGAAAAAGCGCGGAATCGCCGGTGAGCGGGACGTGGCGCTGGCTGCCATTGACAGGGATCTGGCCCGTGAGCGCTCTGAGCTGACCGGACAGATCGAGCGGCTGCGGGCCGAGATCAGCGCGGCACAGGAGGAACTGGGCAGTCTGGAGCGCCGGCGGGAGGATCGTGCCGCCGTTGTTCACGCCAAGTATGAGACCGCCGTTGCCAAGCTGGAAAAGGACATGGGTACGGCCAGCGAGTATGCGGAGGCGGCTCCGGAGGATACCTCCGCCTTGCAGCAGGAGCTGGATACAGCGGAGAGCATGCGGAAGCACCTCAATGAGTACCAGCGCATGAGGGCCATGCAGCATGAGGTGGACGCGCTTACGGAGCAGTCGCAGGAGCTGACCCGGAAGATCGAACTGGCGCGGGAACTGCCCGCCAAGATCCTTGAAACGGCAACGATCCCCGTTGAGGGGCTGACGGTAGAGAACGGTGTGCCGCTGATCCACGGCCTGCCCATTTCCAACCTGTCCGACGGTGAGCTGCTGGAACTGTGCGTGGATATCACGGTCAGCAAGCCGGGACAGCTGCAAATCATCCTGATCGACGGCGCGGAGCGTCTGGACAAGGAGAGCCGGGACAAGCTCTATGCCAAGTGTAAGGCCAAGGGCTTGCAGCTGATCGCCACCCGTGTGACGGATTCCGATGTATTGGAGGTAACTGAATTATGATGACAAAAGATAATCTGCGTAAGCTGACCGGCGACGAACGTCTGGGGCAGATGCGTGATTCTGAATATCTCGGCGCTGAGGATATCGACGATGATGTGGAGCCGGTGCTGACCATTGACGCCCTGTGGAACGGTATGGTGACGCTCCAGCGCGGCAAGGAAAACAAAGATGTGCTTTCTTTCAAGGAAGAACGTGTTCCGGGCATTATGCAGGTAAGGCCGCTCATTATCAACTCCACCAACCGCAAAACGCTGCGTAAGCTGTTTGGCGACGCAAAGGCGGATACGCTGGTGGGTAAGCAGATCCAGCTTTACATTGACCACAAGGTGCGTGATCCGCAGGATGGCGGGTTTACGGACGGCATCCGTGTGCGGCCCTTTAAGCCGAGGGTCAAGAAAGAGCAGGTAGTGCCGCCCTGCGGGGATTGCGGCGGCGCCATTGAAGCGGCAATGGGCAAAGATCCCCGCTGGCTGGCGGCCTACACTGCCAAGCATTACGGCGTATCCCTGTGCGCCGCCTGCGCCCAGAAGCGTAAGGAAGCCGCCGCTGCGGAGCAGCCGGAGGCGGAGAGTGCGCCGGAGAATGCCGGTGAGACCGAGGAGGTGCTGTGATGGGTTTGCCTGTAGTGACTGCGGAGAACTATTTCGCCCCTGAGATGAACATGGCCTATATGGGTTCTACCCAATTCAAGGCTTTTGACCGCTGCGAGGCGGCGGCGCTGGCGGAGGTGCGGGGCGAATACGTCCCCGCCGCTTCCACGGCGCTGCTGGTGGGCGGCTATATCGACGCTTATTTTTCCGGTGAGCTGCCGGTGTTTCAGGCCCAGCATCCGGAGATATTCAAACGGGACGGCGGCCTGAAGGCGGAATACGTCAACGCGCAGGATGTGATCGCCCGGATGGAGGCGGATGAGCTGTATATGCTGCTGATGTCCGGCAGGAAGCAGGTGATTTTGACCGGCGAGATCGCGGGCGTTCCCTTTAAGGTAAAGATCGACAGTCTGTTGGATGCCGGCACCTGCCGCCGGATCGTGGAGCAGTTCCCCGATACAGCGGCGGCACTGGGTATGTGCGACGGCGCTTTGGTGGATCAGAAGGCCATGCGGGACATGAAGGATGTGTGGTCGGAAGAGGAGCGTGCGAAAGTACCCTTTGTGCAGGCTTACGGCTACGACATTCAGGGTGCTGTCTATCAGGCCATCGAGGGCCACATGCTGCCGTTTATTCTGGCGGTGGGCACGAAGGAGGACGCGCCGGACATTGGAGCATTGTATATCCCTGACGGAGAGCTGGCCGCCAAGCTGGCGGAGGTGGAGGATCGCGCCCCACGGTATCAGGCCATCAAGGAGGGCAAAATCGCCCCGCGCCGCTGCGAAAAGTGCGCCTACTGCCGCATGACCAAAAAGCTGCGGGGCATTGTGGACTACCGGGAGGTGGGCGAATGCTGAACAGGACGATGGTACAGGGGCGGCTGGTGGCTGACCCTGAGATGCGCACCACGCAGAGCGGCGTGGCGGTGTGTTCCTTCCGTGTGGCGTGGAGCGAGACGTACAAGGAGCATGAAAAGAAGCTGTTCCTCGCCTGTACGGCATGGCGCGGTCTGGGCGAGATGATCGGAAAATACTTCCACAAGGGCAAGGAGATCATTGTGGAGGGTGCGCTGGAGACCGAGGAATATACGGACAAGGAGGGCAACAAGCGGTCAGCGGTGAAGCTGACGGTGGACAAGGCCCACTTCTGCGGCCCGAAGGACGGTTCTTCTTCCGGCGGCTACAAGAGCGCCGGGGGCGGCGTGAACGTGTCCGCCAACGAGTGGGGCGAGGTCGAGGATGAAGAGGATCTGCCTTTCTGACGCTGGCAGGCAGATCAGGCAGCAGCTGACCATGCGGGAGGTTGCGGAGCTTTACGGGTTTACCCCGGATCGGAACGGATTTATCAAGTGTCCGTTCCATTCGGGGGACAACCACGGGAGCCTGAAGCTCTATCCGGAGGATCGGGGCTGGCACTGCTTTGGGTGCAATGTCGGTGGGTCGGTCATTGACTTTGTGATGAAGCTGTTCGACCTGACCTTTCAGCAGGCGGTTGTGCGGCTGGACAACGACTTTGGACTGCACCTGACCTATGAAGCGCCGGACAGGAAGAAAACGTCCGCGCTGCTGGAGAAGCGCCGCGCCGAGGCAGCGGAAAAAGCACGGCGCGGCGCGGCGTATCAGGCGCTGGCGGAGGAATACCGGCAGTGCTGGGACACGGTGAAATACTTTCCGCCGGTGATGCGTGAGGATGGCACCATCTGGGTACACCCCCTATACCCGGACGCCCTGAAGGCGCTGCCGGGACTGGAAGCGCGGCTGGATGAATTATGGGAGGCTGGAATTGGATAAAAAAGAGATCGTGCCAAGCTGGCACTATACGCTGGATGATTTTCTGTATACCACAGCGCCCTATGAGGAGCTGGCGGAGTATGCAAAGAATCCGTTTGTCCACCAGCGGATGATAGAAGCCATGTCGCGGTATGCCGCTTCACTGGGTTTCCGGCAATTAAAGCTGATGTACCGGGAGTACAACAAGGCGGTAAAGGCCAGCAGCGCCGGAGGGACTATCTATGTGGGCGACAATCCTACGCGGTTTGACGGGCAGCCGCTGGAGCTGAACGCCGGAGACTGGGAAGCCGACGACGGCGGGATACGGCGCACCTACGGCGGCGTGGAGTGCGTGGCGTGTCCCCACCCGGTGATGCCGGTGGAGCGGCTTGTGAACATCGACACCGGCGAGGAAAAGCTGCGGCTGGCCTTCCGGAAGGGTGCTGTGTGGCGGCGGTGCATCGTGGAAAAACGGACGCTGGCCAGCGCCAACAAGGTGACGGAGCTGGCGGGGATCGGCATTGCGGTGAACAGCGAAACGGCCAAATCCTTCGTGAAGTACATCGGTGACTTGGAAAACCTGAACTATGACATCATACCGGAGCGGAAGAGCATTGGGAGATTCGGCTATATCGCGGGCGAGGGCTTCTCCCCCTATGTGGAGGGGCTGATCTTTGACGGCGACGCCAACTTTGCCGCCATGTTCCAGACGGTGCATGAGCGGGGCAGCTTTGCCAAGTGGAAGGAGATGGCGGCGGAGGTCAGGGGCATGTCGGTAACGGCCAAGATCGTGCTGGCGGCGTCCTTTGCCGCGCCGCTGTTGCAGCCGCTGGGGTGCCTGCCCTTCTTCGTACACCTGTGGGGCGTGGATAGCGGCACCGGCAAGACGGTGGCCCTGATGCTAGCCGCCAGCGTGTGGGGCGACCCGTCCGTGGGCAGCTACGTCAAGACCTTTGACGGGACGGTGGTAGGCATGGAGAAAACCGCCGCGTTCCTCAATAATTTGCCACTGTGTCTGGACGAATTGCAGCTGGCAAAGGACGCCAAGGGCCGGACGAACTTCGACGTATACCGGCTGGCGCAGGGCGTGGGCCGCACGAGGGGCAACCGCGCCGGTGGCGTAGACAAGACGCCCACATGGCACAACTGCGTCCTGACCACGGGGGAAAGCCCTCTGACGGGGCAGGCGTCCGGCGCCGGTGCGGTAAACCGTGTCATTGACATTGAGTGCAAGGCCGACCGGGTGGTGATCCGGGACGGTATGCGGGTGTCCGGCGGGGTGAAGCGGAACTTCGGCCACGCGGGAAAGGCATTCGTGGAGAAGCTGTATGCCGCCGGGGACGATGTGCCGCAGGAGATCACGGAGCGGTATCAGGAGCTGTTCCGGGCGCTGTCGGCCCAGGACACCACGGAAAAGCAGGCGATGGCGGCCGCAGCGGTGGTGCTGGGGGATGAGCTGGCCTGCCGCTGGATCTTCGACGGGGCGGAGCAGCCCATCACCGTGGAGCAGATATCGGAGTTTCTGGCGTCAAAGGCGGCGGTGTCCGCCGGTGAGCGGGCCTATAAGTACCTTTGCGACTGGGTGACGCAGAACTCCAACAAGCTGATCGGCAAGTCGGAGACCATGGACGTGCTGGGTGCGCTGGAGGGCTATCGTGCCTATATCATCCGGTCGGTATTTGAACGGGTCTTGCAGGACGCGGGCTACTCCGTGGGCGCGACGGTATCATGGCTGAAGCAGAAGTGCCTGATCGAGACGCGGGGACGGAACAACACCAAGGCCCGACGCATCAACGGCGTACCGACGGAGTGCTTTTGCCTGATTCTGCCCGATATTGAGACAGAAACAGAGGAAATGGACGAATTACCGCTGTAAATGTGGGACAACGTGGGACATGTGTCCCACACCCGCAAAGCCTTTGCTACCAACGGTTTGCGGGTCATTTTTGAAAGGTGTGGGACAGTGGGACACCCATACACACCCTATAAGGGGCTGTGTGTAGAGTGACCATGTATATTGGATGAATATATACAATACACGCGAAAGACATAAAAAAATTGCGTTTTTATGTCCCACAGTCCCACGATGGCCGCAAACCCTTTGATACCAACGGTTTGCGCGTGGGACATGCAGTCCCACAGCGTCCCACGGTCACACATATGAATAGGAGGCAAGACATGGAACTGCGCGATTATCAGCGCGAGTGCATCAAGACCATAGAAGCGCAGCCGCCGGGGTCATACCTATGCCAGATGGCAACGGGGCTGGGCAAGACGGTGACGTTTGCCAACATTCCACGGCAGGGCCGCAACCTGATCCTTTCCCACCGGGAGGAGCTGGTGCGGCAGCCGATGAAATACTACGATTGCAGCTACGGCGTGGAGCGGGCGGGAGAGCACAGCCACGGCGAGGAGGTAGTGAGCGCCAGCGTACAGACGCTGGTGCGGCGGCTGGAACAGTTTTCACCGGACGCCTTTGACACCATCATCGTGGATGAAGCCCACCACGCGGCGGCCAACACCTACCGGAAGATACTGGACTACTTCAAGCCACGGCTGACGCTGGGCTTTACCGCCACCCCCAACCGGGGCGACAAGGTGCGGCTGGACACGGTGTTTTCGGATATCATCTTTGCCCGCGACCTGCGGTTTGGCATCCAGAACGGCTATCTGTGCGACATCTACTGCATGCGGGTGGATATCGGATACGACCTGAGCGCCGTACATACCCGCGCCGGGGACTACGCGCCGGGAGAGCTGGACGAGGCTATGGAGGGTACGGCGGATGCCATTGCCGAGGCTTACGGGAAGTACGCCAAGGGCGCCACGCTGATCTTCGCCGTCAGCGTGCATCATGCCAATGAGATTGCATCGAAGATACCCGGCGCTGTGGTGGTGACTGGAGAGACAAAGGACAGGGCGGCCATTATCGAGCGGTTCACGGCGGGAGAGATCCCCTGCATCGTCAACTGCATGGTGTTCACCGAAGGGACGGATATTCCACGGGTGGAGACGGTCATTATTGCGCGGCCTACCCAGTCCGACAGCCTGTACAGCCAGATGGTGGGGCGGGGCTTGCGGCTCTATCCCGGCAAGGAGCGGCTGACGCTGATCGACTGCGTGGGCATTACGGGGCGGGCGTCCATCTGCACGGCTCCGTCGCTGCTGGGCATTGACATGACCAACATGCCGAAGGCCAAGCAGAACGAGCTGGAGGGGCTGCTGTTTGAGCTGCCCATGAAGGCGGTGGCGGCTTCGGACTGCCCAGAGAGCTGGATCCGGAACGTGGAGATCGTAGACCTGTGGGCCAAGGAGCAGAAGTACCAGACCCATGACGTGAACTGGTTCAAGCTGCCAGACGGGTCGATGGTGCTGTCGCTGCTGGGACATGAGCGGTTGGTGCTGTCGCCCCAGGATGAGCTGGGCATGACCCGTATCACGCTGGGGGATATGACGTCGGACAAGCGGCCCATGCAGAGTGCGCTGGACAGCTGCTATGTATGGCTTTGTAACCAGCGGAAGGAACAGGCTTACATTTGGGACACGCAGGAGGTGAAGCGCTGGGGGAAGAATCCCGCCACGGACAAGCAGCTGACGATGATCCGCCGCCGCTGCAAGGGCTTTGACACGGAGGGCCTGACGAAAGGGCAGGCCAGCCAGATATTGAACAGGCTGATGAACGGAGGGAGAAGATAAAGATGGCATCAGAGAGACAGCATCAGCAGGCGGTTATGAAGTGGGCGCGGCAGCCCTCGATACGGGAGCGGTGGCCGGAGCTGGCACTGCTGCACCACATCAAGAATGAGACCACCGGCGGCGCGGCGGAGGTGGCCGCCGACAAGGCCATGGGCGTGAAGAAGGGCGTCCCCGACCTGTGTCTGCCGGTGGCGCGTGGCGGCTTCCACGGCCTGTACATCGAGACGAAAACGCCCAGCGGCAAAGCGTCGGAGGCACAGCGCTGGTGGGTGACGAGGTTGACGGAACAGGGCTACCGCGCCGTAGTATGCCACGGGTATGACGCGGCGGTGGCGGAATTGTGCTGGTATCTGTCGCTGCCGAAGGAGGTGCGGTGATGGCGGAGGTATCCAGAGTGGAGCGGGCCGCCATGCAGGGGGAGCCGATGCCCACGGGGCTGACGTGGCGGGAGGTGACGGAGTACATCGCCCTGCGCGCCCTGTACTGGGGCTTCAAGAACCGTGTGTTCTCCCGCGACGACGCCAGCGCCATGAAGAAGCAGCTGATGGCGGCACTGGACGGGGCCGAGGGCGCGTATCAGTTCCAGCGGAAATGCTGGGACAATGCCGCACGGCGCTATAAGGAAACGGAACGGGCTATAAGCGCCTACCGTCTGGAACGGACGCTGACGGCTGCGGACGCGCTGGCGGCGGCGTTGGACGGGCTGGAGGTGAGACCGTGATAACAGCACAAGAGACATTTGACGGCGAGATCATCGTTGACAATTTCGCCGGTGGCGGAGGGGCGTCAACGGGTATCGAGATCGCCACGGGGCGATTGGTGGCGCTGGCCGTCAACCACGATCCGGCGGCTATCCTGATGCACAAGACCAACCACCCGTATACGGAGCATTTTCAGGCGTCCGTGTGGGACATTGACCCCGTGGCCGTGTGCCGTGGGCGGCGCGTGGGGCTGGCGTGGTTCTCGCCGGACTGCAAGCATTTTTCCAAAGCAAAGGGTGCGGCGCTGGTTGACCGGAAGATTCGCGGCCTTGCGTGGATCACCCTGCGCTGGGCGGCGAAGGTGCGGCCCCGCGTCATTATCCTTGAAAACGTGGAGGAGTTCCAGACGTGGGGGCCGGTGCGGAAGGGCAAGCCGGTGAAGAAGCTGGCGGGCACCACGTTCCGGAAGTTCATCGACCAACTCACTGAGTTGGGGTACACTGTGGAGTATCGGGAGTTGATCGCGGCGGACTACGGCGCGCCCACCTCCCGCAAGAGATTCTACATGATCGCCCGCTGTGACGGGAAGCCTATTGTCTGGCCGAAGCCCACCCACAGCAAGACCGGCGCGGATGGACTGCCCAAGTGGCGCAGCGCGGCGGAGATCATCGACTGGAGCCTGCCCTGCCCGTCGGTGTTCGCTTCAAAGGCAGAGATCATGGACAGGTACGGCCTGAAAGCGGTGCGCCCGCTGGCGAAGAACACTATGCGGCGGATCATCCGTGGCGTGGACAAGTTCACCATCAGGAGCGGCAAGCCGTTTATCGTACCCACGGGGTACGGTGAGCGCAAGGGGCAGGCACCCCGCGTGCATGACATGGACGCGCCGTTTCCTACGGTGGTCGGCACCGGAAAGGAAAATCTGTGCAAGCCGCTGCTGGCTCCCGTGACGGTGACCAACACCAGCAACAGCGTGGGGGCGACTGTCGGCGAACCGATGAACACGGTGAGAACCGGCGGAGGCGGCGGCCAGATGTTGGTGACGCCGTTCCTTGCGGAGTGCAACCACTCTGGCGGCGGGCATGTTGCACCTGTGACGGATGCTCACAAGACCATCACCGCCAAGCATACCGGCGGTATCGTGGCACCGTCCCTGATCCAGTACCACACGGAGCAGACAGAGCATGTCCGGGCATCCGGGTTTGGCGCACCCATCAACACGGTGGACGTTTCCAACCGCTATGGCCTGACCTGCGCCAATCTGGTGGAGTATTACACCGGCGGCAGACCGCTGGATGTGAATGACCCCATGCACACGGTGACAAGCCATGACCGGGAGGCTGTGGTGGCGGCCCATGTGGTGAAGTTTAAGGGTGACAATCTGGGGCATGGGGCAGATGAGCCGATGCAGACAGTGACCACCAGCGCCGGGGAGTTCGCCGTGTGCAAGGTGTATCTGGCGAAGATGCACGGCGGCGACGAGCTGGGATACTGGCCGCTGATCCGCGACCTGCTGAACGAGTTCTGCGGCTACACGTTGGCGGAGGACGAGGTGCTTCTGCTGGAGATCAGCGGCGCACTGTACTACATCGCGGATATCGGACTGCGGATGCTGTCGCCCCGTGAGCTGTACAACGCGATGGGTTTCCCGCAGGATTACATCATTGACCGTGACTATTTGGGCAACGAGTACAAAAAGAGCGCACAGGTGGCGCGGTGCGGCAATGCCGTCTGCCCGCCGGTGGCGTCCGCTCTGGTGCGAGCCAACCTGCCGGAGTGGTGCGGCGTGACGATAACCACAATGGCGCAGCTGATGGACTGCGTGGCGGTATAGAAGGGGGCAAAGGAATGAGCCTTGAAGTATGCCCGATGACGCTCAAGGAGGCGAACGCCTTTGTGGAGCAGCACCACCGACACCATAAGCCGGTGGTGGGACACAAGTTCTCCATCGGCTGCACGGACGGAAAGGAAATCGTGGGCGTTGCCATTGTGGGCAGACCGGTGGCGCGGCATCTGGACGACGGCTGGACGCTGGAGGTCAATCGCCTATGCACGGACGGTACTCACAATGCCTGCTCGATGCTCTATGCGGCCGCATGGCGTGCGGCACGGGCGATGGGGTACAAGCGTCTTGTGACCTACATACTGGACAGCGAAAGCGGCACAAGCCTGAAGGCTAGCGGGTGGAAATGCATCGGACAGGCTGGCGGCCTACGGTGGACGGGAAAGCGCCGGCCGGAGGTTGATTTGTACCCCGCGCAGATGAAAATACGGTGGGAAAAGGACGCATTTGACACGGAGGAATGAAAGGCAGGTGGGGCGCATGGCAAGCGGGAGCTATCGGCAGGTATATGTGGTGTGCCCCTACTATGTGACGGACAACGGCAGAGACAGGATCGTGTGCGAGGGCCTGACCCCCGGCGGGCAGAACCAGACCTTTTACCAGAAGCGGCAGGACTACGCCTTGCAGATGGAGCTGTTCTGCTGCGGGGATTACTGGCGCTGCGAGATATGCGCCGCGCTGGACGCAAAATACAGAGAAGAGGAACCATGAGACAGGAGGGGCTGCGGCCCCTCTTTTGTCGTATGCGGTGGTGGGATAGAAAACACGGCTTGCGGTTTGGTAACATGGTAAAAACGCAGTGTGCATTGAGAGGTGGTGACCAGTGGCCGGTGAGAAAAACCTTATTCCGTTCGATCAACGAACAGAGGATGAGCAGAGGAAAATTCGCTCTGCGGGCGGGAAGGCGTCCGGGGCTGCGCGGCGCCGGAAAAGAAGCCTGAAAGAAGCGGCTGACCTGTATCTGTCTCTCCCCGTGGAGGATAAGCGGCGCTGGAACAAACTGGCGCGGCGGTATCTGGACGCGGAGGAGATCGACAACCAGATGGCCATGATCGTGGCGCTGTGGGATGGGGCCGTGTCCGGTGACGCAAGGTCTGCCAAGGTGCTGATCGACCTGATCGGCACAGAGGGCGAGGAGCAGCAGGGTGAGACGCTGGAGATCACGGGACTGCCGGAGGAGTACAAGCGATGATACTGGATATGTCTCAAGTCAGCGACAAGCAGGACGCTTTCCTGCGGGACGGGCACCGGCATGTGGCCTATGGCGGGGCGCGTGGCGGCGGCAAAAGCTGGGCCGTGCGCACCAAGGCCAAGATACTGGCCTGCGAGTATCCCGGCATTAAGCTGCTGATCGTGCGTAAGACCTACAAGGAACTGATGAACAACCACATTGACGTGCTGCGCCCAGAGCTGCACGGCATTGCCCGCTATAACAAGACCGAGAAGGTGTTCACCTTCCGCAACGGCTCCACGCTGGCCTTCGGCTACTGCGCCACGGACAGCGATCTGGGGCAGTATCAGGGTGCGGAGTACGACGTGATCTTTCTGGACGAGGCAGGACAGCTGCAAGAGGACTGGATCAAGAAGATCAACGCCTGTGTCCGCGGCACCAACGGCTTTCCCAAGCGCACCTACTACACGCTGAATCCCGGCGGGCCTGCCCACGGGTATTTCAAGCGGCTGTTTGTGGACAGGCGCTTCGAGGACGGGGAAAGGCCGGAGAATTACAGCTTCATTCAGGCCCTTGTCACCGACAACAAGGCGCTGATGGCCACACAGCCGGACTACATCACGGAGCTGGAGAACCTGCCGCCCAAGCTGCGGGAAGCGTGGCTGTACGGCAGCTGGGATATCTTCGAGGGGCAGTTCTTTGAGGATTTCCGGCCCGATCCGCCGGTCAAGCTGGCGGACGAGATGGGCACCACGGTGGAGGAGCTGCGGCAGCAGCACAGATGGTGCCATGTGATAGAGCCCTTTGAGCCGCCCCGTGGGTGGAACATCATGCGCAGCTACGACTTCGGCTATGGCAAGCCCTTTTCCGTTGGGTACTGGGCGGTGGACTACGACGGCGTGCTGTACCGCATTATGGAGATGTACGGCTGCACCGCCACGCCCAACGAGGGCGTGAAGTGGTCGCCGGACGAGCAGTTCCGTCGCATGGCAGAGCTGGAGCGCAGTCACCCGTGGCTCAAGGGCCGGAAGATCGTGGACAGTGTGGCAGACCCGGCCATCTGGGACGCTTCACGGGGTGAGAGTATTGCCGAGACTGCCACGCGGTACGGTATCTACTTCTCCCCCGGCGACAACCAGCGGATTCCCGGCTGGATGCAGGTGCATTACCGGATGCAGTTCGACGAGAACGGCTATGCCCGGATGTATGTATTCAACTGCTGCAAGGCGTTCATCCGCACCATGCCGCTGATGATGTACTCCGAGACCAAGCCGGAGGATCTGGACACCGATCTGGAGGATCATGTGGCCGACGAGGTGCGGTATATGTGCATGTCCCGGCCCATCAAGCCGGTGGTGCCGGTGAAACCGAGGATCATACTCAGCGACCCGCTGGATATGTTCAAGAGGTGATAGGAGGAACATATGGAAGAAACCAAGACAATGGAAGCTCCGCAGGCGGCGGCCATCGGGGCAGAGCAGGTGAAGAAGCTAACGGCGGTCTTGCAGAAGTACAAGACCGGGAAGGTGCGGACGGAGCACCGCATCATCGCCAGCGAAAACTGGTGGAAGCTGCGCAACGACGCCGAGGAGGGCGGCGACAGTCTGACCATGGCCAAGGAGGGCTTTAAGAGCGCGTCGGGGTGGCTGCACAACGTGATCGTCAGCAAGCACGCCGACGCCATGGAGGCGTACCCCGAGCCCAACATCCTGCCACGCGAGGAGGACGACCGGGCCGAGGCTCACATCCTGACGGCCATCATCCCCTGTGTGCTGGAGCAGAACCAGTTTGAAAAGACGTATTCCGACGTGGCGTGGCAGAAGATCAAGAGCGGCACAGGCGTATACAAGGTGGTGTGGGACACCGGCAAGCTCAACGGGCTGGGCGATATCACCATCAGCAAGGTAAACCTGCTGAACCTGTACTGGGAGCCGGGCATCACCGACATCCAGCGCAGCCGCTATCTCTTCCATGTGGAGCTGATGGATAGGGATTTGCTGGAGGAGCAGTATCCGGCGCTGGAGGGCAAGCTGAAGGGTCAGAACTTCATGACCGCGAAGTTCCTCTATGACGACACGGTGTCTACCGACGGCAAGGTGCTGGTGGTGGAGTGCTACTACCACCGCTATGTGCAGGGCCGGAAAACGGTGCAGTACGTCAAGTACGTCAACGATCAGGTGATATTCGCCACGGAGAACGATCCGGCATTGGCACAGCGGGGCCTTTATGACCACGGGATGTACCCCTATGTGTTCGACGCGCTGTTTCCCATCGAGGGCAGCCCCTGTGGCTACGGCTTTGTGGATATCTGCCGCAATCCCCAGACATGCATCGACCTGCTGAACACCAGCTTTGTCAAGAACGCCATGGCGGGCGCTACGCCCCGGTACTTCAAGCGGCAGGACGGCGGCATCAATGAGACGGAGTTTCTTGACCTGACCAAGAGCATCGTCAACGTCAACGGCAATCTGGGGGAGGACAGCCTGCGGCAGATTCCGTTCCAGCCGTTGGACGGCGTGTACGTCAGCTACCTCGACCGGATCATTCAGGAACTGCGGGAGACCAGCGGCAACACGGAGACCGCCACCGGCTCCACCAGCAGCGGCGTGACGGCGGCCAGCGCCATCGCCGCCTTGCAGGAGGCCAGCGGCAAGGGCAGCCGGGACAGCAGTCTGTCCGCCTACCGGGCGTACACGGAGCTGGTGAACCTGAGCATTGAGCTGATCCGCCAGTTCTACGACATGCCCCGGAAGTTCCGCATTGTGGGACAGTACGGCATGCAGCAGTACATTACCTATGACAACAGCGGTCTCAAGCCCCAGGTACAGCTCTCGATGGTGGAGGGCATGGGAGACAGGCTGCCGGTGTTCGATATCAAGGTCAGCGCCCAGAAGAAGAACGTGTACACCAAGGTGAGCCAGAACGAGTTGGCGCTGCAATTCTTCCAGATGGGCTTCTTCAACCCGCAGCTGACGGATCAGGCGCTGATGTGCCTTGACATGATGGAGTTCGACGGCAAGGACGGCGTGATGCAGAAGGTGAGCCAGAGCGGCACTATGTTCCAGAAGCTGATCCAGTACATGCAGTTGTCTTTGCAGCTGGCGGCAAAGGCCGCGCCGGAGATGGTGCAGGGGTTGAGCAATGACATCATGCAGACTATGGGCGTGACGTCCACGGTCGGCGGTGCGGCTGCCGTGACCACAGAGACCGACGCAGAGAAGGAGCCTGCCATCGTGGAGAACGCGAGGGCACGCAGCAATGACAGCGCCCAGCCGGACGGCGGGGCCGTGACAGGGAGGGCAAAAGACAAATGATCGACGTGATCTATGACCGGAAACGGCTGATCGTGAAGGTGAAGGGCCACGCCCAGAGCGGCGAAGCGGGCCATGATCTGGTGTGCGCCGCCGCCAGCATACTGGTGTATACGCTCTCGGCCAATGTGACGGAGCTGTGCGCAGACCGGCGGAGAGTGCGGCGGCCTGTGCTGGATATCCGGGAGGGCGACACCACCATCGCCTGTGCGCCGGTGCATGGCATGCAGGCGGTGACGACGCTGGTGTTTGACACGGTATGCGCGGGCTTCGCCGTTTTGCAGCAGCAGTATCCGAAAAATCTGACGTATCGGGTGATTTAGTGGTGGGATAGAGATTCCTGTGGGCAATGGTGTAAGCTATACTTGCCTTTCATTTTCACCTCCTTTCTATGGGCCGCCTGCCGGTGGGCGGCGTTAGTACACCGGCACCATATGCTGCGGTAGCTCAGTGGCAAGAGCGCTTATCCGGACAAGGGTGCGCAGGTTCAAGTCCTGCCCGCAGCGCCATACTCCATCGACTCGCCGGTCGTAAGCGGCAGAATTTCAGGAGGAAAATTGTATGACCATTCTTTTTAAGTGGCTGGGCTTGCAGCTGTTCGCCGAGGGCGGCGACGGCGGCGAGGGTACGGCTGCGACAACGGGCGATAATGCTCCCGCCGCCGGGGAGACGCGCCTTCGGGAGCTGGGTGTGCCCGAAAGCGTGCTGGCAAAACGGGCGAAACGGGCCAAAGCAGCCCCTGCGCCGCGCATGGAACAGCCTGCTACTCAGCAGCCTGTCGCGCAGCAGGAGCAGCAGCCCACCGATCAGCAGGACGCCGCTGCCGAGAATCCCGCACCCGAGGGAGACAATGCAGCCCCGGCCCGGATGAGCTGGGACGAGATCATGGCAGACCCGGAGTACAACAAGCAGATGCAGTCCGTCATCAAGGCGCGGCTCAAGACCGCCGGTCAGGCGGAGGACACGCTGAGCAAGCTTTCTCCGGCGCTGGAGCTGGTGGCCCGGAAGTACGGGCTGGACGGCAAAGACCCGGAGGCGCTGGCAAAGGCCATCTCGGAGGACGATTCCCTGTATACGGAACAGGCCGAGGAGATGGGTATGTCGGTGGCGGCGGTGAAGCAGATCGAGCAGCTGCAGCGGGACAACGCCCGCTTGCAGGCCCAGAACGAGCAGACCGCCGCGCAGCAGGCGTTCAACGCCCACATGGAGAACCTCCATCAGCAGGGCGAGGCGCTGAAAAAGACGTTTCCGTCCTTTGATCTGCTGGAGGAGCTGAAAAACCCCGTGTTTTCCCGCATGACCTCGCCCAACAGCGGTTTGAGCGTGGAGGATGCCTACTACGCCATCCACCGCAAGGAGATCCAGCAGGCCGCCATGCAGGCGGCAGCGCAGAAGACGGCGGAGCAGATGTCCAACGCCATCCGATCCGGTCAGGCCCGTCCCGTGGAGAACGGGACACAGGCACAGGCTCCCTCTGTGACCACATTTGACTATGCCCATGCTTCCCGTGAGCAGCGTGAGGCGCTGAAGCGCCAGATCAGGGAAGCTGCGGCCAGAGGGCAGAAGATCTATCCCGGCAAGTAAGCCGCGCTTCTCCCTCTGTGACGACGAGAGGAGAATTGTACATGAAAACTATCGCAACCAAGCTGATGGTCTTTGCCATCAATTTGCAGCTGTTTGCCGACGCGGGCACTGTGGTGAACGCCACCGGCAACTATGTGAACGCCTATGACGGCACCACCACCGCCTTTTCCGGCGCCAACACGCTCAGCGGCGAGCTGAAAACCTTCTACGACACGGAGCTGCTGGAAAACGCCCGTGTGGAGCTGGTGTATGCGCAGTTCGCCAAGAAGCAGCCCCTGCCCAGAGGCCGGGGCAAGACCGTGGAATGGCGCAAGTGGAACACCTTCGCCCGTGCCGGTAAGCTGACCGAGGGCGTGATCCCCACCGGCCAGAAGTTCGGCATGAGCGTCAAGACCGCTTCCATCGACCAGTACGGCACCTTCGCCGCTGTGTCCGACCAGCTGGAGCTGCACGCCTATGACGACGTGATTCTGGGCGCTACCGAGGAGATGGGCGCATCTCTGGCGGAGACGCAGGAGGTGCTGATCCGCGACGCACTGCTGACCAACACCAACGTGCTGTACTGCGACAATGTGACTGAGGACGGCACCTTCGTGTCCACCCCCACCTCCTGCGCCACCATGGCGGCGGGCGGCACCACCGGCAGCAGCGACAGCGCCACCCCCAACGGCTGGGCCAAGCTGACCCCCGACATGGTGGCCAAGGCCGTGACCAAGATGAAGAAGGATCGCGTGCCCATGATCCACGGCAAGTACGCGATGGTGATCCACCCCAGCGTGGCCTATGACCTGCGCAAGAGCAAGGACTGGGTGGAGGCCCACAAGTACGCCGCCACCACGGAGCTGTTCAACGGCGAGATCGGTGAGCTGCACGGCATGCGCTTCATCGAGGATGTGTTTGCCCCGGTGCTGACCGGCAACAACTACAAGAATAAGGCCAATGGCGCCACCTACGCCTGCTATGCCTTCGGCAAGGATTCCTTCGGTATTATTGATCCCGACGGCGGCGGTGCGGAGATGATCGTGCACGACAAGAGCGAGATCGGCGGCCCGCTGAACCAGTTCAGCACCATCGGCTACAAGTTCGAGACCAACGGCGCCACGATGCTGTACCCCGAGCGCATGCTGCGCGTGATGGCGGTGTCCAGCTACAGCGCCACCGATACGGCCAACTGACGACCCATGAGGGGCAGGGAAAGCCCTGCCCCTCTCATACTGTAAGGAGGACAACATGGCAGATAATAACGTGAATATGCAGAACCCTGACGGCGTGCAGGTCGATCCTGCCGCTTCCACCACCCAGTCAGAGGAGAAGAAAACCAGAAAGAAAGCCGCGCCTGTGGAGGAGGAGCGGGTGGAGGTATATATCCCCCGCGGGCAGTCCAACGACGACCCCAACTTCTTTGTCAGCGTGAACGGCACCAACTACCTGCTGCCCAAGGGCAAGAAAAGCATGGTGCCCCCGTGTGTGGCGGCGGAGATTCGCCGGGCCTTTGAGGCACAGGAGATGCTGGAGCAGAAGAAGGAAGAACTGCTGGAGGCTGCAAAACAGCCCCAGTAACAACAGGACACAAGGAAGGGGAGCGGCGGCTCCCCTTTTTTCAAAGGAGGATATGACGATGACCATCAATGAAGCGGTGGAGCTGGTTGACCGCATGAAGCCCAACCAGTACGACTACGAGACGAAGGTGCGGTGGCTCAGTAAGCTGGACGGGATGATCTTCTGGGAGGTCATCGCCACCCACGAGGGCAGCACGCTGACGCAGTTCGACGGCTACGGGGAGGCCGACCCGGACACGGTGCTGCTGGTGCCGTATCCCTATGACGAGGATGTGTACAACTATTTCCTGCAATCCCAGATCGACAAGGAGAACGGGGAAATGGCCAAGTACAACCAGAGCGTGGTGCTGTACAACAACGCCTATCAGACGTTCTGGAACTGGTACAACCGGACGCATGTGCCGCTACCTGCGGAAGCGGCCTTCCGGTTTTGAGAGGAGGGGCGCAGTATGCCGTATTTTCCCACCGTGGAGGAGACCAAGACCGCGCAGCAGGTGACGGACGTGTTCCGAGGCTATCACCACGACCTGCGGATCGGGGACGGGGAATTCTACGAGATGCAGAATCTGACCTCCGACTACTACCCCATGCTGGCCAGCCGGAAGCGGCGGGGCGTTCTGGACGCTACGCTGACCGCACCGGGCGGTATGCTGGCCAAGGAGGCACTGGCCTATGTGGACAACGGAAAGCTCTACTACAATGGCTATGAGATCGTGGGCCTGAGGCTGACGGCGGGCGAAAAGCAGCTGGTGAGCATGGGCGCGTATCTGCTGATCTGGCCGGACAAGAAGTATCTCAACACCAAGGATATGAGCGACTTCGGCGACATGGAAAACACGGTGGCTGTTTCCTGCGCGGAATCCAATGTCCGGTATGATATCTGCGACGCGAACGGCGCCGTGATACAGGACATTGCTACCACGCAGCCGGAAGAGCCGGAGGGCGGCCAGTATTGGCTCGATACCACGCAGACGCCCCATTCTTTGCGGAGATATAGCGTTTCCTCCGCGACATGGGCCACGGTTCCCACGGTATATGTCCGCATACAGGCGACAGGTATCGGCATGGGGTTCAAGCAGTATGACGGCGTGAAGCTTTCCGGGATTGCCTATCCCGGCGAGAGCGCGGCTGTAAAGGAGCAGTATGACGCGCTCAACAGCACAAAGGCCATCTATGCCGTTGATCCGGAGAACAACTACATCGTGGTGGTGGGCCTTGTTGACGTGGCGGTGACGCAGACCACAGGCACTGTGACGGTCTCACGCAGCGTACCGGATATGGACTATGTGTGTGAGAGCCAGAACCGGGTGTGGGGCTGCAAGTACGGCATGGTGGACGGCAAGGCCGTGAATGAGCTGTACTGCTGCGCACTGGGCGATTTCAAGAACTGGAACCGATTTCTGGGCATCGCCACCGACGCGTGGGCCGCATCCGTGGGTTCGGACGGCGCGTGGACAGGTGCGGCCAACTATCTGGGCTACCCCACGTTCTTCAAAGAGAATGTGATCCACCGGATCGCTATCAGCTCTGCGGGCGCCCATCAGGTGACAGAAACGGTGGGACGCGGCGTACAGAACGGCAGCGGCAAAAGCCTGTGCGTGGTGAACGAGGTGCTGTATTACAAGGCCCGTGAGGGCGTATGCGCCTATGACGGGAGCTTCCCCTCCGCTGTGGGAGAGGCGCTGGGAGATGTGCGCTATCACAATGCCGTGGGCGGCGGGTGCGGCGGCAAATACTACCTGTCCATGCAGGACGGGGCCAACGCGTGGCACCTGTTCTGCTACGACACGGCAAGGGGACTGTGGCACCGGGAGGACGATCTGCACGCGCTGTGCTTCACCCAGATGGACGGAGAGCTGTACGCCATCGACGCGGAGACAAAGCAGCTGCTGGCGATGCACGGCAGTCAGGGAACGCCGGAGGCGGCGGTGAAGTGGGCGGCGGAGACGGGGTTGATCGGCTATACCACGGTGGAGCAGAAGTATGTGAGCCGGTTCAACCTGCGGATGCTGCTGCCGCGAGGGTCAAGGGCGGACATGTACATCCAGTATGATTCCGACGGCGTGTGGCATCACTGCGGCCACATGGAGGGCGTGGGCACAAAGAGCTTTCTGCTGCCAGTGCGGCCCCGGCGCTGCGACCACTTCCGGCTGAGGATAGAGGGCGAGGGCGAGGTTCGGGTATACTCATTTGCAAAGATACTGGAAACGGGGAGTGACGCATAATGGTGAATCTGTCCACACCGCCCATGGTGGCGGGGAAGTCCGCCGAGGAGCTGGTTTCTGTGCGGCGCTACCTGTTCAGGCTTGTGGAGGAGTTAAACATGAGCCTGAACAGCCTGACAGTGGAGAATTTTACCCCCGCTGCCGCCAAGGAATTGGGCGGGGGTTCCCTCACAGAGCAGGCGAAGCAGGAGATCAGCCAGACGCAGGACGAGCTGAAAAGCCTGATTATCAAGAACGCCAAGTTCGTGCGCCAAGAGATCGACAGGATCACCCACGAACTTGAGAGCAACTATGTGGCCGTCAGCGACTTCGGAACCTTCCAGCAGAATGTACAAGCGGAGATCACAGAGACGGCAGAAGCGCTCCAAAGAGACATAACGGCCACCAGTGAGATCGTTGACCACTACATTTCCACGACAAACGGCTATATCCGGCAGGGTATTGTGGGGTATGACGGCCTTACGCCCCTGATCGGTATTGCCATCGGGCAGGACATTACGGTGACGGGACTGAAAGAGACCGTCAACGGTGTGGAATATGACATCATCGACAAGTCGCACAACATGTCCATCTGGACGACGCAGAAGCTGTCTTTCTACGTCAACGGCAACGAGGTGGCCTACTTCGCCAACAATGCGCTGACGGCAAGCAGAATGTCGGCCGGAAGTCTGGAGGTGGCGGGGAACTGGGCTATTGACGGAAGTAACGGCCTTGCATTTAAGTGGATCGGAGGTGGGACGTAATGGCGTCAACAGTTTGGGGGACTGAGCCTCCCATCACCATCAGCGTATCGGATGATATTTCCAGATTATCGTCTGACAGCGAATACTACTCAGGGACTGTGACGGTTTCCGGCTCCTTTGGACAGGCTCCCGACCACACATGGACATATGAATACTGGATCGAAGTAACGGTAAACGGTACGACGAAGCTGCTGAAGAACAACACCACAGGCTCTATCCGATGGTCGAACTCGATATCTTTCCCGATATCCGGGGCGACAACGGCAAGCAGCATTTATCTTTCCATCAATGTACATCCGCAAGGCGGCAGCAGAGGCGACCTGGATATGTCCTACCGGACGAGCATCGGCACATATGTCCCGCCTGCTACAGAGCCTGCGTCTGTCCCCACGCTTTCGGCGGCGTCCACCAAGCTGGGCACGGGCGTTATCATCTACACCAACAGGAAGAATACGAGCTACAGGCATACGCTTACCTATGCGTGTAACGGCGAGACGGGAACAATTGCAACAAATGTGACCTCGAACTATACATGGACGCCGCCGACAAGTCTTATTGATAAGGTCACATCGGCGGGCACACCGTGCGCGATCACCTGCACGACCTACTATAACGGCAATGAAAGAGGAGCAAATATCGTCTCGCTGATCCTGTACCCGCCAGACGATGCGCTGCCTGAGGTGGAAAGCGGCTGGTACACGGTGGTGAGAGAGAATGTGCCTGCCGCTGCTGGAATTGAGGACTGGATAAAGGGCTTTTCCAAGGCCGTTGTCACATTTGACGCGTCCAAGGTATCTCCGAAATACGGATCTTCGGTAAGCGGGTTTTCTGTGACCTACGGCGGCTTTACAACGGCGGCGGTGGATAATGCGGCCAAGACGGGAATCCTCTCCGCTACGTCTGCCGTTATCATTGTGAGAGTAACAGACAGCAGAGGGTTCAGCACGACCGAAAACCACACGATCACTTTGCTGGACTACGCGCCGCCCACGATCACGGACATTTCCGTTTTCCGCAGCGACAGCCAGATGCAGCCCAAAAATGACGGCAGATACCTGTGCGCAAAAGGCACGATCAACTACACGGGGCTTAATGGCAAGAACAGCGCGGAGCTGAAAGGCGCATATAAGCAGTCCGGTGCTTCCTCCTATGGCGCGGACGTTTCCATGCAGGGCGGCATACCGAAACTGGTCAACAGCACGGAGGTAAACGATGATAAGAGCTACATCGTCAGGCTGAAGGTAACGGACGCCCTTGGTACGGAGACGGTATACGAGCAGATGGTTCCTACCAAATCCGTGGCTTTCCACCTGAAAGCGGGAGGAACGGGCGCTGCTTTCGGGCAGATTGCTGAGTATGATGATGTGCTGGCAGTGTGGTGGGATATCCACGCGAACGGAAATGTGCAGATACGCGGCAATGTTTCGGCGGGCAACCTGAAAGATGTTGTGATCGAGCAGGGCGAAAGCGGCAGCTGGACATACCGCAAGTGGGCAAGCGGGATCTCGGAAGCATGGTGGCACTCCGGCAGTTTAGGGGCTGTTTCTCTGGAAGAGGTGGAGGACGGCGTGTTCAGTGCGGACAATATCAAAGACGCTTCTGTGGATCTGCCGGATGGCGTTTTTGCCGCTGCGCCGGTCTGCTGTACCGCCAATGCCCTGACCAACACTTACGCGAACGCGCAGGCATGCGCTGTCACCGCTGCCGCCGTGAACTACCGTGTGTGGCAAAGCTACGGCGGCAGCGTGATAATCAACGATGTTCACATCCATTGCATCGGCAAATGGAAAAATTCCGAAGAAGGAGAATGATGACCAATGGCGACATATAACAAGCTTTCCATCGGCTCCAGCGGCGAGGAGGTGCGCAAGCTCCAGAACGCGCTGATGAGCGCGGGCTATGACGTGGGCAGCAGCGGCGCGGACGGCAAGTTCGGCCCGTCCACCAGCGCCGCCGTGAAGAAATATCAGAAGGACATGGGGCTTTCCGTTGACGGTGTTGCCGGGAAAAACACGCAGGGTGCGCTGTATGGGAACAGCGGCAATACCACCGGGAAAAGCACGGTGCCCAGCAGCACAGGCACGGTGCGGACGACAACGCGCACCACCACGTCCAAAACCCCGACGCTTACCTATGACGCGGCGGGGGATCAGGCGTATCAGGAGGCATTGAAGGCGCTGCTGGAGGCCCAGAAGAACGCCCCCACCTACGCCAACAGCTACGAGGATCAGCTGAAAGACCTGTATGACCGGATCGTGAACCGGGACAAGTTCCGGTATGACATCAATCAGGACGAGCTATACCAGCAGTATGCCAAGCAGTACGCCGAAAAGGGCCGGATGGCCATGATGGACACCATGGGGCAGGCGGCGGCGCTGACGGGCGGCTATGCCAGCACCTACGGGCAGGCGGTGGGCCAGCAGCAGTACGACGCCTATTTGCAGCAGCTGAATGATGTGGTGCCGGAGCTGTACCAGATGGCCTATCAGCAGTATCAGGACGAGGGCGACCGGATGCAGCAGCAGTACGGCATGCTGGGTGATCTGGCAGACGATGAGTACAGCAAGTACCGGGACGCCTACAACCAGTGGCTGACGGAACGTGACTATGCCCAGGGCAACGCGGACACCGCCTATGACCGGGGGTATAACCAGTGGCTCCAGCAGTGGAACCAGTTCAACACGGACAGAAATTACCAGCTGGAGAAGGAGAACGCCGATCGGCAGTATCAATTGCAGCTGGAGCAGTTCCGGTGGCAGCAGGAGCAGGCGGCACAGGCGGCTGCGGCGGCAAAGAGCAGCGGCGGAGGAAGCTCCAGCGGCGGTTCCGGCGGCAGCAAGAACACGGGGAGTTCTTCCTACAAGGACACCACCGCGTACAGCAGGGCGCTGGCCTATGCAAAGGCGGGGGCGCAGTCCCGCCGCACAGCGAACCTGCTGAACGGGTTCGTGCAGCGGGGCGAGATCACCGCCGCCCAAGCGGAACAGATCATGAACGAACTGTATTAACATAGGAGGTCAACACATGGCGGGATTTGATCCGAGTAAATACGGCAGTAAGAAGAGCAAAATCTACGGGAGCAGCGCTGCGGATACGAGGGTGGACAGCGGCACGGAAACCGGGTTTGACCCCAGCAGATACGGCGACAGCAAGAGTAAGCTCTATTCCCCCGGCAGCATGGTGATTACGCCGGAGCCGGTGGAGACACAGCAGAAAAAACGGGAGAGACAGGTAGTCTCTCCCTACGGTACGTTTCTGGGGGGATTCTCCTTTGCCGGAGATCGGCAGAAAACCGCCAAGGAGCTGGCGGACGAAAAGGCGCAGCAGGAGTTGTCTGAGCAGGAGTACCAGCGGCTTTTGGGGCTGGAACTGGACAAGTACCGCACCGAGGTGGAAAAGGCCGGAAAAAAGGCGCAGGAGGAGAAAGCGCCCTATAACATCCGTGCTTTCGGCGGCTATGACGCCAACCGGACGACGGAGGCGGAGCGGCAGTATGCCGCCATGAAGGCCGATCTGAACAAGGCGGAGAGCCTGCAATACGACGTGAAGGGCCGCGAGGCGCTGGACAAGCTGACGGAGGAGCAGACTGCCGCGCTGGAGGTGCTGGCAAGCACAGAGGGTGTTCCGGCCGCCGCGGCGCAGGCTGACTATGACCGAAAGGTTGCTGCGCGGGAGACACTGTTGGCGTCCGGTCTCTCGGAGGACGAGCTTTCCCAGCTGGTGAACTATCAGCGCAATATTCCCAAGCGGGAGAAGAATGCGGAGCAGTACGCCAAGGTACAGGAGATGGCGCGGAATGAGGGCGAGAAGTCGCCTATTGGCGGCACGTTGCTGTCCGTCCCTGCCAACCTTCTGAGCGGCATTGGCACGGTATACACGGCGGTGGAAAAGCTTCGGAATCCCGATACCCCGGCGGACTACCATTCCCCGGCCATGCTGCCCTATGCCTACGCCAGCGGTGTGCGGGGCGAGGTGACGAAAAACCTCCAGTATGACCACGGCGATGCGGCGGCGTTTGCATATGGTGTGGGTACGTCCATGCTGGACAGCGCGGCCACGGCGGCGCTGGCGGCGCTGGGCGTTCCGCCTGCTGCCGCTTCGTCCACGCTGGGCGGCGCGGCGGCGACCGACGCGATGGTGGCGGCAAAGGATCGCGGACTGGACGACAGCCACGCCATTGTCACCGGTGTGGCGGCGGGCGTGATGGAAAGCTTCTTTGAGAAGGTAAGTCTGGAAAGCCTGATCCACATGAAGCTGCCCACGGGCACGGCAAAGCAGAAGCTGGCCGGAATGCTGAAAAATACCGCCATTCAGGGCGGTATCGAGGGCAGCGAGGAGATGTTCACCGACCTTGCCAATTTGTGGTGGGATAAGGTGATCAACGGTGACATGGCCGACGTGGAGCAGCGGATCAATGCCTACATGGCAGGCGGCATGAGCCATCAGGAAGCGCAGCAGAAGGTCGTGGGCGAGACAATCAAGGATATCGCCGTGGACTTCGGTGCGGGCGCTCTGGCCGGTGGCCTGATGGGCGGCGGCAACATGGCGGTACAGACCGCCGTGCAGCACAGCAATGAGCTGACAGCGGAGCGGTATCGCCAGTTCTTGCAGGAGGCCGGGGTGCAGCTGGATGACCAGCAAAGCGCGGAGGACACGGCCTTGACAGAGGCTTCCGACAAGTACGGGGCGCAGGCGGAGGTGTTCCGCAGCACCTATGCCGAGGGGCAGGACGTGGCGCTGTATGATTCGGCGTACCGGATCGCCTATGAGTACGGCAAGGCGGGAGCCAAGGAAGATGCCGTGATGCAGCAGGAGGATCTGAGCTATCTCAGCGAGACCCAGCGGAAGATCGCCTATATCGCAGGCCGGGAGGCTGCGGCGTGGCAGAACGGGCTAGGCGAGAACGGCGGCAAGGCGTGGGCCGAGGTGCAGAACGCCGACGTGGAGAGCAAGGGCAAGCTGCAAGCGGGTTTTACCGTTCTCTATCAGGCGGGCCTGCGGCGGGAATCTGCTGCCAACGTGAAGAGCGAGGCGGCCAGCGCACTGCCCCAGAGCGTGCAGACGGCGGCCTATGAGGCGGGCCTTTCCGACGCGGCGGCCAGTCTTGCCCGTGAAAAGGCGGGGCTGGATTTCGTGAGCAGCGCAGGCAGCGAAAGCGGCCTTGTGGACAACGAACACGCTCGGAAGATGGCCAAGGATCAGGCCGGTACGGCGGCGCTGCTGAACACGCTGGGCAAGAATCTGGGCGTGCGTATCGAGATGGTGGACACGATCTCCGGCGGCAAGGCCAACGGCGTGTACATCGGAGGTAAGAACCTCATTCAGATCGCCGCTGACGCGGACAACGCTTTCGGCTTTGTGGCGGCCCATGAGGTGACACACCGCATGCAGGAGCTGGCACCGGAGGAGTACCGCGCCTACCGTGACCATGCCATGAGCTACCGCGCACGGGAATCCGGCGAGGAGGGCGCGGCGGCGTATGTGGAACGGTATCGGGCTATGGCCGAGGAGGCGGGCGTGAAGCTGACGCAGGAGGAGGCCATGGACGAGATCGCCGCCGACTTCACCCGCGACATGATGGAAAACGGCAATCTATTTGAGGACTTCGCCAAGGAGAACCGCAGCGGGGCCCGAAAGCTGCTGGACGCCCTGAAAGCCTTTATCGCAAAGGTGAAGTCTCTGTTCCGCAGCAAGACGGCGCAGGACAGGGCCGCACAGGATGCCTACGGCAAGAGCATGGCCGAACTGGAACAGTGTGTAGCGCTGTGGCAGAAAGCCTATGACGCGGCGGGTAAACGTGCTATAATGGTTACAAGCAGAACGACAAAGGAGGGCGCATTACATGAACGAGAAGGACGAGCTGACCAGGAAGCTTATGGACGCGGCAAAGGAGAAGGGCGTACAGGCGGACGAGGAGACGATCAAAACGTTCGCGGAAGATTTTCTATTGCTGCTGGACGATACGGAGAAGGAGACACAGCCTTTGGAGAAAAACCGTACCGTACATGGGTAAACGGCGGCCTCATTGTTCCGAAAGAGGGCAGCGTTGCCTATGAGGAACAGAAAATAGCGGTAGATTACAAAGTGCCCAGTTTTGTGGTATCAGATGCCGTGTGGGACAAAAACAGAGGACAGGGTGCGGCCCCTGCATTTTCAGTGCGTGGGCAGGTGTATTTCCGCGAGACGATGCCGGAACAGAATCGCGGGATGCTTGCTGCGCATGAGATCACTCATGTCATGCGGCAGGTGAATTTCGCACCGTATATGGATTTTGTTGAGCGCACACCGGAGATGCTCAATATGAGCGACACTGTGACCCGTATTCTGCTGGATCATGTGGCGGCCCATCAGGGAACGACTGTTGAAACGGCAGACCCCAGGCGGCTGTACGACGAGTTCAACGCTACCATATACGGACACATTGCGGCTGGAAAGACGGAGTTGTTTACCAGCGGCGTAGGCACAGGAGTATTTCACGATTTCGCGGCCTACACAAATGAGCTGCGCGAGTTGCATGAAGCATTTAAGAACAGGGCGCAGAAAGCAAAAACCGCCGCCCGCGAGGGCGACGGTGAGGGACGGTATCAGTTGAAGAGCTTCAGCGAACAGGCGGTTTCTACGGCGCTGTACGATGCGTTGAGCGAAAAGGCCACCCGCCAGAACCAGCTGATCCCCGTCAGCGTTATGCCGCGCTATATCAGTGAGAAACTGGGAATCGGTGGCGACATTTATATCCAGCGTGACCACGCCTATGAAAACATGGTCAGCAAGGAGCAGGCCATTCAGGATGGCCGCCCGACGCAGCGCAAGGGCGAGAATGTCCATTTCCATGATTTGGGTGTGGAGAAAATGACGCGGGCCATTATGAGCATCAACGAGCCGACCATGACCATTTCCACAAAGACAAAAGACGGAAATCCGGCGGTCATTATGATGCTGCCGGAATATGGAAACAACAATGCACCGCTGTATGCCGTGCTGAGTTTCTATTCCCGAAAAACGATCTCCCCCGAAAACCGAGAAACACGGCCGCACGTTGTCCTGACCATCGCAGAGCGGAATTTCTTTGAAGAAGGCGGCCGATATGGCTGGGCCGATGTGATTAAGCGCGCCATCAACGAGGGAACGGTTATTGACTTCAACAAAAAAGAGAGAAGCAGCCTGTCAGAGGTAGCCCAGTCAGTAGGACTGGGGGACATAACAGATGCATCCCTCAAGAAGAATTTAGCACAGTTCCAGAAGGAAGTCAAGCAATTCAGAGAAAGTAACAATATTCGCTATCAGCTGAAATCCGCCACGGAGCTGGAGCAGGAAGTGCGGGAACTGAAGAAGGAGCGGCGGGCGCTGGCGAACCGGAATAAGGTGCTGACGGAGCGCGTAGCCAAGTGGCGCGGGGAGATGCGGCGCACCGAGACGCCCAGCGTGCGAGCGAGCGACGTGAAGAAGTTGGGGCGGCAGTTCCTCTCCGACTACGGCAGCAGCACCGATTACCGCGCCATTGAGGGCGACATGACAGCGCTGGGCAAGGCGCTGATGGCCGACGACGTGTCCATGGACACCTTGCGGCCCCACGCCCGTGCGGCGGCGGAGAAAATCATCGACGGGGTGCTGGTGCAGTCGGAAAGCGGCGGGGAGCTGTTGGCTATCCGCGACCACCTGAAAAACGTCACGCTGCGGTATACCGACGACGGCTCCATTCGGGACTTCAAGGACTGGCGCAGGGCCAACCGGAGGACGCTGAAAATCAGCGACAAGAGCGGCCTTGACGTGGACGTGGCGTACAGTGAGCTGACGGAGATGTTCGGCGAGGGATATTTCCCCAGCACCATCATCCACCCCGGCGACCAGCTGCTGCGCATGAGCGAGGTGCTGGACAACGTGGGCCGCATTTATGAGAATCCTTTTGACGGCTACCGTGACGCGGCGGTGACGGAGCTTTCCGACCTGCTGATCGACGGCATGATCGGCGAGGACGTGCGGCAGAGCAACCCCACATTTGCCGACCGGCAGGCGCTGGAGCTTCAGGAGACCAAGGCGCGGCTGACGCAGATGCTCATTAAGACCCGCGAGGGCCGGGACAGGCAGGTGGAGCGGATGCGGCGGCACTATCAGGAGCAGACCAAGGCCGGACGGGAGCGGCGCAATGCCACCGCCCTGCGGGCCAAAATCGCGCGGCATACCGCCGACCTGTCCCGGAAGCTGCTGACCCCCACGGACAAGCAGCACATTCCGGAGAAGCTGCGGCAGAGCGTGGCGGCGCTGCTGGGCAGCATCAATCAGGAGAGCGCGTACAGCATCAAACCCGGCACAGAACACTATGTGATTCGCAAGGATGGCACGCGCGGCGGCCTGACGGGTGAGCACGTAGCGAACGGTGAGGGACTGCCCACGGCACGGACACAGGCGGCTATTGCCCTGAAAAACGCCTATGACGAAATTCTCAGGAGCGGCGAGGCGCTGGTGATCGACCCCGACCTGCTGGGCAGCGAGGGCGCGGGGCTGCTGGATCAGGTGATGGCGTTCGGCAACAAGCGGATCGCCGACATGAACAGCGAGGAACTGACCACCGTGTGGCAGGCGGTGCGGGCCATTGAACAGAGCGTGTCCACCTTCAACAAGAATCTGGCCATTGAGCGCTATGCCGGGGTGCAGGAGCTGGCGGAAGCACTGCGGGACGGCACGTTCTCCCGGAAGCGGGCCAACCGCAAGCTGGCGCTGGATCTCTATGACCCGTATACGTTCTTCTACGCCTACGGCGAGGCGGGCATGCAGGTATACCGGACGCTGCGCAACGCGCAGGACAAGCAGAATACCATGCTGAAAACCATTCAGGCAGCGGCGGAGAAGTTCATGGACAAAGAGGTTTACAAAAACCGACTGGAGCGCCATGAGTTCTTCGTGGGCGAGGACGGCCAGCGGCTGGTGCTGACCACGGGGCAGATCATGAACCTCTACAATCTGGTGGGGCGCGGCGAACAGGCGGTGCATCACCTGACAGTGGGCGGCGTGGTGCAGCCTGCCATCAAGAAAAACGGCAAGCAGGCGGCCATTGAGCGGGGCACGGAGAACATCCGCCTGACGGTGGACGATCTGACCGCCATCACCGGCACGCTGAGTGATGCACAGCGGAAGGTGGCAGAGGGCTTCCAGAAGATCGCCAGCGGCGACCTTGCCAAATGGGGCAACGAGGCCAGCATGACCGTGTACGGCTATCAAAAGTTCACGGAGGGGAAATATTGGCCCATCAAGGCGGCGCAGGAGGGCACCACCCAGAACTCCGAGAAGGGCGCGGACGTGGCCCGCGAGATCAAGAACATGGGCAGCGCCAAGGCCCTGACCCCCAACGCCAGCAACGCGCTGGAGATGGGGGACATGTATGACGTGTTTGCCCAGAACGCCAGTGACATGATCCAGTACAGCACGCTGCTGGCCCCCATGGAGGACATCAACCGGCTTTATAACTACCGCTACCGCGACGCCAAGGGCAACCTGACCGGCAAGAACGTGAAGCACGTTCTGACGGATGTGTACGGCGAGGCGGCGCAAAAATACTGGCGGAATCTGATGCGGGACGTGCAGAACGGCATGGGCAGCACCGGCACCGACACCACCCGATTCATCGAGAAGATGGTGGGCGGCGTGAAGGGCGCCAGCGTGGGCTTTAACCTGCGGGTGGTGGCCCAGCAGCCCACGGCCTACATCCGGGCGGCGGCTATCCTCGACCCGTCTGCGATGGCAAAGGGCATTGTGGGCGGCGCAACGGAGGGCAACGGCTGGGAAAAGGCCAAGAAATACGCGCCCATTGCCAGCATCAAGGACACGGCGGGCTTTGACCAGAGCAGCCGGTACAGTATTGCCCAGAACGTCTATGGCAGCGAGGGCGGCGTGATGGATAAGCTGAACGACTGGAGCGGCTGGGCCGCCGGTAAGGCGGACGCCGTGACATGGGGCGCTATCTGGAACGCCTGCGAGTGGACGGTGGTAAACGAGGGCGGTTATGAGAAAGGCAGCGACGCTTTCTTCTCACGCGTGGCCCAAGTGTTCACGGAGGTTATTGACCAGTCTCAGGTGGTGGACGGCATCATGCAGAGGACGCAGATCATGCGGGACGCCAACGGCCTGACCAAGCAGGCCACGGCCTTTATGGGTGAGCCGCTGAAAACGCTGAACATGTTCATGCGCTCCTATGACGCGTGGCGGTTTGAGCAGAATATCCCGAAGCGCAGTGCCGCCATGAAGAAAATGACCCGCACCATCGGGGCTGTGCTGGTGACGGACGTGGTGAACGCGCTGGTGCAGTCCCTTGTGGACGCCGCCCGTGACGACGACAAGGACAAAGGATACTGGGCGCGGTATCTGGAGAAGCTGACCGGCGTCACCGGTGACAAGGAGCAGGACACTTTCCTGAATGTGCTGCTGGGAAGCAACCTCTGGGACAACGCCGACCCGCTGGGGCGGATTCCCTATGCGAAAGACCTTAAATCGCTGATGCAGGGCTTCACGGTAAGCCGGATGGATGCCGACGCGGCGGGGGATTTCATCAACGCGGCGCAGCTGTTCATCCGCAGTGCGCAGGGCGAGGGCAAGAAAACCCCGTTGTATGCCGCCAAGCAGCTGCTGACGGCGGGCAGTAAGATCTTCGGCGTCTCTGTGGCCAATGTGGGCCGCGACGTGTGGGCCATTGCCCGGAGCATCGCGCAGAGCAGCGGCAATGTCCGGGTGATGTATGAAATGGAGCGGGCCATCTGGCGGCTTGCGCCGGATGCGGGCAACAACAGCCGGTATTATAAGCTGCTGTATATGGCCATGGAGCAGGACAAGGAAGCGTACCAGTATATCTATGACGATATGAAGAAGCGGGGGTACAGCGACGGACAGCTCCAGAAGGGCATCAAGTCCGTTATTCAGGATTCCGGCGCGTCCGACGCTGACATGCGCAAGCAGCTGGAGGATATCGGGTACAGCGGAGAGGAAGCGCAGGAGGTCATGGACAAGTGGGCCTTCAAGGAGAAGTACGGGTATGCCTACGACGAGAAGAGAGACGCATTTGTCGAGGGCGCTATTTCCCGGCGACAGCTAATCGACGAGATGGTCAGCATTGACGGTAAGACCCGCGATGAGGCGGCGGCGTATGTGACGCAGCTGCAATGCGAGGTCGATACCGGCATCAGCTACAATGATCTTCGCGGGGCTTACAGTGCGGGCCGTATCCGCTACGATCAGGCGGTTTCCTACCTGAAACGGTATGGCGGCAAGGATGATGAATCCGCCACCAATACCGTTGAAAGATGGAAGTTCACCGGGGACATCGACGAATATAACGATATTTCTGTGGAAGCTGTGGCAAAGTACAACGAGTACTGCGCCAGCACGGGTATGTCAGAGGACAGCTACTACAGAGCGTGGAGCGTCCTTCACAGCATAACCGGCGAGGATTATGACGGAGATGGCGAGAGTGACCGTTACTCCAAGATGGATAAGAAGCTGGCGTACATCGGTTCCCTGAATATCTCCTACGACCAGATGTTTGCATTGGCGCTGGCATCGGGTATCAGCGAAAAGCGGATCAACGAACGGGCGCCGTGGTAACACGGAAGCGGCGGTGGGATAGAGTTTCCACCGCCGCTTCTGTTATGCTCTTTATAAAAAGGGAGGGATGGACATGAGCAATCTGCCCAACGCGGAGCAAAGCCCCCGCGTGGTAAACGGTGTAATCAAATGGTACGAGGGCGATACCTTCACCATGGATCTGGGTCTTGGACTGACGGATCAGGACGGGGAAGCGGTGACGCTGAATGCAGCGGACACGGTAAAGGTGACGTTTCGGGATAAAGGGGAGAACGAGGTAAAGGAATTTTCTTTTACCAACGTCAGCAAGGCCACGGTGACGCTGGACTTTAACGCGGCGGTGACGGCACTGTTCCCCAAAGGCAGGTACACCTATGACGTGGATGTTACCCATGGGTATCGCACGACGATTGCCCACAGCAATAAGGTGGTGGTGGAATGAGGCTCGATATTCAGGCGGTTTTAAGCCCGCAGTTCAAGGCACGGCTGAACGGCACGATCTCGCGGGGGCTTCAGGTGGTGGATATCAACGAGGACACCGGTCATCTGATCCTGACACTGACGGATGGCCAGACGGTGGATTTGGGCAAGGTGGTCGGCGATACCGGCCCGCAAGGCCCCAAGGGTGACACAGGCGCAACAGGCCCGCGCGGCCCCGCAGGAGCGCAGGGCGCGAAAGGTGACACGGGCGCACAGGGGCCGAAAGGCGATACCGGCCCCGCAGGTGAAAAAGGTGAGAAGGGCGACGCCTTTACTTACGCAGACTTTACGGTGGCGCAGCTGGCGGCGCTGAAAGGTGAAAAAGGTGACAAGGGTGCACAGGGCGAACAAGGCCCCGCTGGCCCCAAGGGGGAGACCGGAGCACAAGGCCCCACCGGCCCCAAAGGAGACACTGGCCCTGCTGGCGACAGCTACACGGTAAAGGGCCTGTATGCCACGCTGGCGGCTTTGCAGGCTGCCCACCCTACAGGAAGCGCCGGTGACGCGTGGTTCGTTGGTACGGCGGACAGCAACACCGTGTATCAGTGGGATGTGGACAAGGCGGCGTGGGTGAACGTGGGTGCGCTGAAAGGCCCCAAGGGCGATACCGGCCCTGCCGGTGCAAAGGGTGATACCGGCGCACAGGGGCCGCAGGGTGATACCGGCCCCCAAGGGCCGCAAGGTGAGACGGGCCCACAGGGGCCTGCTGGCCCGAAGGGAGACCCCGGTGAGAAGGGCGCGGCGTTCACTTATTCGGATTTCACAGCGACGCAGCTGGCGGCGCTGAAGGGTGAGAAAGGCGACACGGGCCCCGCTGGTGCAGTTGGTGCGCCCGGTGCAAAAGGTGATACAGGCCCACAAGGCCCCAAGGGCGATACCGGCCCTGCCGGAGCCGACGGCGCTCCCGGCGCGAAGGGCGACACGGGCGCGCAAGGCCCCAAGGGCAACCCCGGCGAAAAGGGCGACGCTTTCACTTACGCGGACTTCACGGCGGCACAGCTGGCGGCGCTGAAGGGCGAGAAGGGCGACAAGGGTGACACCGGCCCCCAAGGCCCCAAGGGCGACGGGGTGGAGGTGTCCGGCAGCAAGGGTCACTCCCTGGGCTTTACCGATACCGTCACGCTGGGTGGGATGAGCCTGCCCAGCGCCAGCAC